TATATTGAGATTCATTTATTTCAGTATATTTAATTTCATTGATTTTAGATGTAAAATATCTTTGTATTTCTCCTATACTATAATTATTTGAAGTAGGTAGAGGTTGGATCTGAATAGGGGGTTTTGGGACTGGTGTTGTATCATTTAAATTTATTCCTTTAGCCCAATAATATTCATCATCTATTATGTTATAGGAATTAGGAAATTCTTCTAATTCTGGGTTAAATGGTTGGAAATCGTTTAAATTAATTGAGGAAAGTTCTAAAGGTAAATTAGGTTTGTCATTTGGGTTTCTACCAGTAAATGCTTTTCCATCACCTGTTTTAAAATAAGATCCAGAATATACTTTGTTAGTGCCTAGATGTACATATTCATCACCAATGGTGAATAAATTTGTTTTTATTTGTGATTTTGGATAATACATTATACGTAATTTGTGTTTTTAGTATTCCACTGTGATTGAGGTAACCCCTCATTATCTTTTTTAGCATTTGCTATAGAAGCGTCTGTAACACGAGTTACATCGAAATGAACACAGTCTACATAATTATTAAAATCACCTCCCCATCTCATGCCTAGTGATTTTGCAATCGCAGGAATACCAGATTCTATCCAAGGTTTTCTATCTTTTTTTAAATAAACATTACCATTAGTATCTTTAACATTCATATCTATAGCATAAGCATAGTTATGAGGTGAATACCCCGGAGTTGCATTATTTGAGTTTTGAGCCTTTAATTCAATAGATCGTTGATATGTACGGTAAGTAGCATTTATTATTAAAGTATACCCAGGATATTTTTCATCTAATTCATTAAGAAATTTTTTCCAAGTATCTTGAGTATTAATATTTAATTCACCTACTAACCAATCTATACCTTGATATTTTTGATATGTTCTAGCATCAAAAGGAGACCCTGCTACCGTTCTATTATCTAAAATTTTCAATTTTTCATTAGGATCTTTAGGTGGAATAGGACCTTTAACTTCTATAGGACCTTTAGTTTGTGTTGTTTCTCTTTTCTTAAAATGAGAAGGTTTTAGTGATGGAGGTTGGTCTGTAAGACTAGTTGATATTGTTTTTATATTTGTTTCCCATAAATTACCCTTTACAGAATGGTTAATTCCACGGATAACAAATTTAAGAGCTTTAGGGTAAGCAGGTGGTAGAAATCTTTGGTTTATACTTATTTTATTATAAATTTTCATACCACTTAATCCTTCTGTAGTTAAGTCTAATTCTACAGGAATAAAACCACTTAAACTAGATTGAACCCCAGATTCTGTAAATTCAGCAACATTTATATTATTTATATAAGTTTTAAAACTATTAATACCACGATTAACAAACCCAGAATCCTCTATTGATTTATACCATAAAGCATTACTAGCATATATTGTAACTTTTTGACCATTTCTAGAGGAAAGACCAGTATCTCCACCAAAAGCAGAAATTATATAAGATTTATATTCTTCTCCTGGAAGGATATTTAAATTTTCTAAAACTGTTTCACTATCTACAAGTGTTGGATCGATTATTTTTCTATTTGGGAATTTCTTTTTGTCTGATCTTTGGATTGCTTGTACTTTTGAGACTACCTCATCTAATAATTTTTTATTATTTGCATCTTGTTCCCAATCCCCGGTAAGTTCATCATTATCCCAACCAAGATCATCAATATTAGTATTTTGCCATTCCCAATCATAATTTAAAGTACCAAGTGAAACAAATCCATCTTGATCTATTGTACTTTTATCACCCTTTGTAGACATATCTTGTTTAAAAAGAGTTATTATTTCAGATGGAGAACTAACACCTTCTTCTGGGGATTTTTTACTACCAATGTATTCATTTGTACTAGGGTCATTTTCTACTTCTTCGGATTTTTCTTCAAATCTATTTACAAGACCATCATTCCAATTGTTAAAAGGGATTGATGCAGCATCACCATTAGCAGTAGCACCCAAAGAAATCATAGACATTAAATCAGGGGTTATTTTAGTATTGAAAGAAAAATCTTTAACAAAATTAGATTCTCCTTTACTACTATAACCTAATATCTCAATAGGGGCTGTATCTTGAAAAGGTTTTAATCCGTCTAATCCTTTAATAGGGTTTTGTTCTAAAAAATATATAACATTATCATCTTTTACAGCAGGTTCTATATTAGTAGTACCACCTGTACATTTATTAATACCATTACATATACCTTGAAGATATTGAAATAAACTTAAATCACCTTTACCATCAAGATTACTATCTAGTTCTGATTGAAGGAAATTAATGTTCATATAAATGTTCATTAGTTTACCATATGTAACTTTATTAACTGGATCCCAGACTACAAAAGGTCTAGTACCTTTAGATTGTGCCCCATTATAACTTACATCTTCTGTAAGAGGTGTTCTAAAATAAGAAAAATTAGAAAATTCTTCAGTAAATTTAAAATCAAAAATACATATTCCTGGATCTAAAGGGATTAGATTAAATATATAATTACATCTATTAGTTTCAGCTCCAGTATCAATAGTAACTTGTTTAAATTTAGGGGTGTTACCATTTGTAATATCTCTAAATATTTTTTCTTGAAGGTTTTCTAAAAAATCTCCTAATCTTATATAATACCTTTGAGTTTGGGGTACACCATTAAGGTATTGATTTTTTTTAGCAGAAACATCTAGATTAAAATAATTATCATTTGTAGGAAAATTTAAAATAGTTTGACCTAACCATTGTGATATCACATTTGATCCTATATTATTAATAAGGGAATTATCATAGCTACCATCATCATTTTTATCAACATCAAATTTATCTGCTAATTCTTCTTGAATGTAGGGAATTGATGCTGTGGTAATTTCTACAGCAGGTTTTCTAACATTTATAGATTCTATAACACTACCTAAAGTTATTAAATCTACTTTTATATCATAACTACCATCTTTATTTACTTTCCAAGAAAAATTAGATACTTTTCCAAAAAAACCATCATAATTACCTTGAGTTTTTTTTCTTATAGTATCTATTTTTTTCAACATTGATTGTTGAGTAAAAGTATTTTCCTTAAACCAGCTTTCCTCAATAATAGTTGAACCCATTTGTTCTATAGTTACATTAGGAGGAGTATTAGGAGAATCTTTTATTTTTTCAATATTAGAAACATATTTGTCCCAACCCCATTCTAATATCATAATATACCCTAATCTTAGATAAACTAATTCTACTAAATTAAATTGAAATTTATTATAAACTTTAATATTTACTGATGCTTTTCTGATAGATCCTCTATTTAAGGATTCAACTGTAAAATCAGTTATACCCCCCACAGGTTGTAAACCTTGAGAATTACCTCCTAAACCACCGTACATTTTATCTATACTATTTGATAATAGATTGTCTTTTCTTACACCACTTCTTGAAAGATAGGGTTGTGGTAAATTAGTATCATAATCATTTATAGATTGGATTGTATTAAATAATACTAGATTTTTTGCTAAACCAGTACCTTTTAAATTTTCAATATCTGTGCTTTTAGTTGTTTGATCAGAAGCTTGAGAAAAAATATCCTTTAATTTTTCTTTTCCTTTCTCTCCTTCTATAGAAACACCAGATGCCATTTTTATCCAAGAATTTCTATTGTTTAAATAATTTAATACTAAAGGGTTACGGTTAATTGATTCAGAATTATAACCAGCACCATGCATTTTTTGCCTGCTGTCTATTTGTTCTAATATTCTAGGACTAATTGGTTCTCCTATTAAATTTCCCATAACTATTTAGAGTTTAATTGGTCGTAATCTAATAAAATTTGTGCTATATTCCTAGGAATTCTAATTTGAACTCCTAAAGGAGGATACATTGTATTTTGTGGTAATTGAGGGTTAGCTATTGAGATAATCCACCATAAACTAGGATCACCAAAGTTATTTTGAGCGAGTATATCAAATCTATCACCTATATCAGTATAAACATAAACATCATCAAAACTTAAAGGAATATTAGGATATTTTGTAGTAGACTTATAATTTTTTCCACCTACAGTTTTTCTATCTCTTATATTTATATACCTTCCCATATTTTTTTATATTATTATATTGTAACACCATCTCCATTTTTAGTGTAGTTTTGAGTAAAACCATTACTTAAAGCAATATATCTTTCAGACCCAAATGTTACTAAATCTCCTTGAGTGCTTGTTCCTTCTTGGTTTGTCTCTGCAAAAATGTTCTTTTGTACTTGTGGAACAAAATTATGAATAGGTACAAAATTAAAACCTGATACTTTAATTATGAAAGGTAATTCTTTTACACTTTTGTCTGATCTATTTTCATTAAATCCTGCTCCAGGGATTGAAGAATCATTAATACCAATTTCCCATGGTGATTCTTGAGGAACTGAGAATGAAATTCCTTTCATTATACCCACCTGATTAAATAAATAACCACCTATAGTTAATTCTATTAAATTACCTCTCATATACCCATCTGATGAATAATCAGGAGCGCATACTGATGCTAAATAATTTAATTTTTGGTACATGGGCATTAATTCTTGTTTAGATTGGGCAGCAACAGTCCAAGATAAATTAACATTTCTTTCAAACCCTTGGTAATTATAAAGTGATTCAGCTCTTCCCATAAAGTTTTGTGAGCCCCAATCAGCACTATAATTATCATCCATAGAGTCTATAAAAGCTCTAAAATGGATATATGTTTTTAAAGAAGGATCGTTATTATCTATTACCCCTATTCTAAATTTACATAAATCATTTATTTCTTTTGATGTATCAACATTATCTGATTTATATATTTGTAGAGCGTTTATTTTGTCTAAAGCTTCACCCCTGCCTGTTACATAACTAGTTCTTGCAAATTTTCTACCTGGGGATCCTTGGTTAACTCTACCATCTAATCTTTGATTTATATCATTATAATCTATGGATTCCGGAGAATTAGATTTAGTGTTTTTTCTAAAATCTTGTAAGATAGCATTATCTACAGACCCAGAATTACCTGCAACCATTAATTGGTTATAATCTAAAGTGTTTTCTAGACCATTAACATTTGCTTGATTAGATTTAAAAGAACCAGTTTGAAATACATTTGTTGAAAAATCTTGTAATACGTTTGTATTATTTACTTGAGTATATTTTCCTTGGAAAAGATCTACACCACCCATTGACTGATAAACAGTACTTAAAGTTTTACCAAATATTTTTGCTGCTTGGTAATACACTGAAGGTCTAGCAAAAACTGAATAGTCTTCTCTTCCATAATTAAGGGTTGATGCACCAGAACCAAAAGTACCAAATGAAGGAGTTGGAGTAGTATCTTGTCCAAATAGCCCTGTACCAAATGTAGGTTTTGGAATTGGTTTTGTTGTTTTATTACTAGTACTAAAGAAACGATCAGTTGTTGATTTATCTCCTGCTAAATTAGGATTATTTCTTCCCGTTCTATTTTTTGATATAGAAACCCTTGTTTTACCTACTCCTAATGTAGATCCTGGACCTCCTGAGTATGAATAAAGTTCTGTTGCTTCTTGTACTACATATCTACCAGGGTTATCTGGTTTGCGTACTCCATCTTTTATAAAGGAATTAGTAAATTGAATTAATCTACTAGTACCTGGTTCAGTAGAGTTTTGTCTTTCGTTTTGAGCTAATGTATTTAGATAGATAGGTTGAGATAATGGAAGGGATCCTCCAAAACCTGTTGATAAAGAATTACCATTAGCTACATCATTTGTACTGGCAAATGGGTTGATTCCTTGTTTAAGTAAATGTCCACCTAATGGGTTAACCGCAGCCTGTGCTAATGTAGATGTTGGTAGGTAAATACCGTTATTTAGAGGTAATTTATTAGGATTTCCTATTATACTATTAGATTCACCCTGGGCTTTAACATTAACTCCACTTCTAGAAAGTGCATTTTGTTTGACAGTAAATAAAAGTCCATTTGGAGATTTAAAATCAAACATCATTTGAGTTAACCTAGAAACATCCCTTACCACTGCTCCTGGTAGTAAAGATCCTCCTCTTAATAGAAAATCTTCATCACCAAAACCTGGTCCTTCTCCATTGGGTATAGAGGTGGTAACGTAAGGTTGGTTGCTTGAACCTTGATCACGTCTATCACTCCCATACCTTAAAGATTTTAGGTTGGTTGTTAGGTTAACTAATGGCATAGATTACTGTATGTTTCCTGTTGTATCTACTGCTCTTGGTGTTTCTGAAACAAAATCAATATATGTTCCTTTTGAGAACGTATTATTAACTGGGATTGTTCCTGCATTTTTTAATGGTGCAGAAGGTTGGTTACCAGTTAATGGTGTTAATTGAGATCCTTCAGTTTCAAACTTTTTAAGTAAAGGCATAATTTTAATTTTTAAGGTTAATTATTATTTTATTATAAATATTAGTTTTATTTAAGGAATAAACTTTATTGAACAGAATAAGCGTATTTTCCAACAGCGGTACCTAAATCATCTCCATTCATTTGAATTACAGGATCGGGTCTGTTAATGGCTTTTTCTAATAATTTTTCCATTTTAGAATTATCCTGTTTTACTATTGTTGTTTGTGGTTGTGATGTTGTATTTGAGTTTCCTCCAAATAAGTCAGTACCCGCTATAACTGTATCTTTATTGTTTAATGCTATTGCTCCTTCAGGACCCATTAATGTTCTAGAACCATAACCACTTGAAGCACCTGGGGACATTAAATCATCTGCTTTGCTATAAAAAGAATAACCTAAAGCTAAGGCAGATGCTGCACCCGCTACACCTAAAATAGGACCAATAAATGGAATTGCGGATAGTGAAGAGAAAGCTCTCATTGCCATTTGTGCTATATCAGCTAATAACCCTGATTTTTTAATTGCATTTCCAACAGTTGAAATAGCATTACCAATTGTTGCTGCCGCATTACGGGCTAAATCTAAAGTATATCCTGCTTTTTCTATGATAAAATCTTTTGCTCTTATAGCACTTCTTTTTAAGTAAATACCAACACTTTTTAATAAAGACACATTTCCTAATTTTTTCTGGAAGTTTTCTTTTATTGTTGTTATTAATCCTTTTTCAGCTAATATATTTTGCATTCCTTTACTAGAAATTATTCCCTTATCATGGATTTGAGATATTTTTTTCTGGACATTTACTTGTTGTTCAGTAATAAGTCCTGCTTTGGAAGCAATATTTGTTAAAACTTGGTTTCTATATACATTATTACCTAAAAATTGAAGAGTTTTATAAACTGCTGCTATACTTCCTAATACTTTTAAGAAAGTCATAGATTCAGAGATTAAACTAGCCATATAACCTACGGCATCAGCTAGGGGTTCAATTATAGGTAACATAGCATTTGCAACTTGAACAAATAATTCTTTTGCTTTATTAAGAGAAGCATTAAATCTATCTTGTATAGATTCCGCGTGTAGAGCATCTGCTAATTTTTTATCTCCTAATTTTGCTGCTATTTGATCCTGTGATAAACCTTCTTTAACTAATCTATTGTATGCTTCCTTTGTACTTGCATCTTGACCTCCTAGTTTAGTTAATATTTCTTGGGTTTGTAAAGTTTTTGCTAAATCTTCTCTATTCATTCCTACAGCTTTAGCTAATGCTTCTTGCTGTATTCTATTCATAGCAGTAAATTCAGCTGCTGATCCTGCTTGTTTAGCTATTTCTTCTGCTACAGTTGCTAAGTCATTATTTAATGCTGCTTGTCTAGCTTTTTCTAAATTAATATTTTTACCTAATAATAATTCTGCTTCTAATTCATTTGTTATAGAAGATTCAAAATCCATTAAACTACCTGCTATACCATCAACAGCACTTAACTCCATACCAAATTGCTTAGCGGTTTGAACTGCTTTAGCTAATTCAATAGGGTTATTAGCCATACTTAATTGGATACTACTAGATAACTTTGCTACTTCTTTTAATATTTCTTTTTCTGTAATTGCAGTACCATTAGCAGCATTCATAGCTACTGATTGGCCTAATACATTAGATGCTATTTCTTTTGATGTCTTACCCGTTAGTAAACCAAGTTTAGCAATTTCTCCACTCGTTTCGGCACTTAATCCTAATTGGTGTGTTAACTGCGTTTGAGTTTGTAACATCTCAGCAGTAAACATTGCATTAGTTCCAAGAATTTTAGATAATTCTATTTGGGATTTTGCAACTCCTTGGGTAGTAACAAAAATACTATTAGAATCTTGTGCAATTTGGGAGAATTCTTTATTCATCCCTTGTGCTTCATGATAACTTACCCCTAATTGTTGGGCAACATCTTTTGTAGTTTTATCTAGACCTTTAAAAGCATTAAATATACCTAAAACTGCTATTTCAAATAATCTAAGGGGAGTTAAAGTTTTTAAAATATTTCCTGAGAGTATTTTTGATAATGTGCCACTTTTATCTAATTTATCAGCTAAACCACCAGCATTTTCTCGGATTAATTGAAAAAAACCTTTTTGCTTTTGTAAAATATCATTTGCCTTAGTATATTCGTTTACCTTTTCTTGTTGTTTATCTAATTCAGCTGATTGTAAGACAAAAAATTCTTGTTGTTGTTTTGTAATATCATTACCTAAAGCCTTTCTTTTAACTTGTAATCTAAGTCGATTAGAATCTATTTTTTCTTGTGCTTTAGCTAAATCTTTTTGGGTAAGAGTATCACTTTTTAACTTAGCATACAAATCAATTAATTCATCTGTATTTTTTACACTTTGTTTTAGATCAGCAGCTAAACCTCTTTGAAATGTTTTACTAGCAATTTCAAAGGCACTATTCATATTACCTGCCTCATCAACCGCTTGTTCAAAAGAATTAATTAATTTATCACCCAAAGAGGTAATAGCATCATACATAAATGCTAACTCCTGTTTTAAGTCTTGTGCTTCTTTTTTAGCTTTTCCGTCTCCGAGTGCCATATAAAGTTATTTTATTATAAATATGAAAAAGAGTAACTATTTATAGCTACTCTTTCCTTCATATGCTTTAGATGCTTGTTTAAATTGAGGGGCATTTACTTTACCTTCAGAATTTACTAATGAAGTTTTACCAGCGCTCATTTCATTATTTTCTGCAGCGGCTTTTGCTTCGTAAAAGTCATTAATTTCCTTAAATGTAAATTTACGTAGCCAAATAGGCATATTATAAATAGTATTGTAATCGTATCCACCTTTACCATGAAAAACTATTTCATGGATTTGTTTAAATATATTTAATCTAATTTGAGGAGCTGTCTCCGAAGTCAGGCCAAAAAAAGTTAAGCCCAATGGGCACAACTACCTCCTCTCCTGAATCTAAGGTTACATTAAGATCTACGTCGGGGGAAGTTAAAGTTAAGTGTTGTCTAAAGGCTCTAGCATCTCGAGCTAAAAAGTAATTATCAACAAATTCTCTAATATCTTTTTTTTCAGTTTCTCCATCAACCGAAGTAAGGGTATATTTTAATCGAGTAGAAGCTTCATAAGAAGCATTTTTATTAATCTTTTTTAAACCTTTTAATTCTCTTTCAATTTTAGATTCATCATGACCTGTTAATAATTTGTAAGTAATTTTAGTACCGCTATGTGGTAGGGTAAAAGCAAATTCATTTTTATCCTCAATCATAGAAGAGCTATCAAATTCTTTATTTTCTAATTCCGATAAATCTATAGTTTCTGTTTTTCCATTTACTATAGTTTTATACTCTGATCCATACCCTAAAATACGGGTAGCAATTAGGATAGCATTTTTATCACCTATAACTAAATCTTTTAAATCTATTTTAGATACAATTACAGATTCTAATAATTTGTCTAATACATTACCTTTTTCAATAAATGACTGATTAGATAAAATATCTTCTTCTTTAGCAGTCATATATTTGATTTCTACTTTACCACTAGAAAGGGGATTGTCTTTAGGATATAATAATCCTTTAGAGGGTAATTCTATTTCTTCTGTTGGGAATTTAAATTCGGCCATAATCTTTATTTGGTTAAAACGTTTTTATCAGTTATAAATATACAATATAAAAAAAAAGCTTGCCCAAGGGCAAGCAATTTTCTAAATTAGGGGTGAGTAAAATTTTTAGAAATTTAATACACAGTAATCTGGTTGAACTGTCATTGTAATTTCTTGAGCAGCATTTTCAGTATCCCAGTTATAATCTCCAAATGAAGCTTCTGTAATCATTGCTCCTTTGATGATCCATTCTGATACAACATCACCTACAGGTCCTAGTACATTGATTGTAAGATCTTTCTTATAGAAATCACTATAACCATCTCTACCAGTTACTGATTCATGGTGTAATCTAACCCATTCCATTACTGATTGTGCACCAGATGGTGTAATTGGATCAAATAGTGTAAACTGAATAGTTCCCCAAGTTGTTTTACCTTTTACAAAACGTTGAACGTTAATATGATTTAAAGGTACTGTCCCTTGTGATACAGTTACTGCTCCTACACCTTTCATGATGTATGCGGGAAATCCGTCCACAAAAGCTATAAATCTATTCTTTTGTTTTGGCTCGAAAGCTGTGAAAAATATTTCGTTTGGGTTTAATACTGCCATTTTATTTTTTTATTTTATTATAAATATTTGTTTTTTCTATTTTTATGCTGGGAATGTTGCTCCAGTTGGTAATACATTGAAATCAAGTATAATAAATTCAGCTGTTTTTGTTGGTTGTAAGAAAATCTGACCGATTAACTCATTTCTATCAATAACATCCGGTGAATTATTTGTTTCATCCATTACTACTTTAAAAGCATATAATCCTTGTCTTTGTTGTACTGATTCTAAGTAAGGGTTAACTTGCGTTAAAAAGTTATTTCTTGTAGCAATTGTATTTGCTTCAAATACTAAGTTATCAGCAATTTGAGAAATGTAACTTTTAAGTGTAATTAACAATCTACGTACATTTACTCTATCTAAAGCAGTTGCTGCTTTTTGTAATGTTTTCTGTCCGAATACTACAACTCCTTGTTGTGGGAATGTTGCAATTGGGTTAACATTAGCTCCGTATAAAGTATCTCTATTTGCAGAAGTTAATTTTCTTTCAGCTCTTAATACAGAACCTAACCCTCCTCTAGTAATACCTGCTGGTGCGAACCATGGGTCTGAAGAAGCGTCTGTGAAAGCATATACTCCTGGTATCATAGTTGAAGCTGGTACATAAACTGATAATCCAGTATTTGGATCAATGGTTTGTAACCAAGGCCAATATGCTGCAGCATAACTACTATCTACTCCTGATGCTTTTTCAATTACTGTTGAAATTCCTACATCATGACTAACTAAGTCCATTATATAAATTGCATCTCCTCTTGAAATTGCAATATTTTTTACTAGATTAACGGAATCTGCATGGTCTTCTAAAGTTAAACCAGGTGTTGAGATTACATTAAATTGATAATCATCTTGATTTGCTAATAATTGTATAGCATCAGTATAATCATCACTTTCTAATCCTTGTGTTTGAGTACTTATATTTTCATAAAAGTTATTAGCACCACTATCAACATTATTTGAACCAATAGCACCACTAAATGAACCTGATCCTACTACTGGTAAACTTCCTGTAAAATTATCTTTTGCAAATCCAGCATTATCAAAATAATGAGGAGTATTAAAATTTACCTCTTTTACTCTTACATAGCTAGAAATATTAGGATAATTACCTGATTCTTGTAAAAATGTATCTCCATCTCTAGTTACTACATCAGTAGACATATCACCAATTACTCTTGAAATATAATTTGGAGAGAATGGGTCTAATGAAAGATTATTATATGATTCTAGTACTACTTTTTGGTTATTATTGTCATTACCACGTCTAATTAATAATGAAAATGTACCTGAAGATGTGTTTGCACTTGCAATTTCCCATCTGATATTATCAGCTGAACCTGATTCTAAAGAACCACTTGCAAGTTCTGTTGTTCCTGTATTCATTATTTCTCCTTCAGAAATAGTTTCTAATACGAAAGGAGAGTCTCCTGAAGTTGGGCCTCCTGAACCTGTTGCTATTAATGAACTCTCTGCTGAAGAGAATGAACCTGAAGTAACACGTGTTACTAATAAAGAACTACCTCCACTTGAAAAGTAGTTATTAGCTGCTATTGAAGTTAAGTATGAATAGCTGTTAGATCCACTTTCTAATGCTCCACCAAATATTGCTTGGAAAGAAGAAAATGAACTAACATATGTTGGTCTTTCAACAGGACCTTTTACGGTTGGGCCTATTATAGCCGCACCTCTTGTTAAAGGTTGAGCCGTAACAAGGGATTGATCGTTTTCTCTTGCTAATACTCCTGGAGATATTAATGTTTCTGCCATCTTATTTTTGTTATTTTAATAATTATTTTATTATAAATATTAAAGAAGGATTCAAAAAATTATTCTGGGGTAATGAATTCCCCAGTTTCTAAATCAATGTTTCCATCCCCATATTTTTCTTGTAATTCTTTAGCTGTTTTGTTTGTTTTTTCTTGTAAATCTGCTAAACCATCTAAAATTGAAGCTCTTTGCCCTTCTAAGAAAGCTTTTTGAATATCCACTTGACCTAAATCAAAAGTAATTTTGTTTTGTGTTGATTGGTATTCTCTAAGAACTTTTAATTCTTCTTCTGTTAATTTGATTTTCTTACTCATGTTATCGTTGTTTATAAATATTAATTAGGTTTTGAAACATATAACATAAGTAATGTTTTTACAATATCCAAATTATTTTTATCTATTTTTCTGTCTATATTACAAAAAAAAATTAACGTAAATTTAGGTGTATAATTAATTGTTTTATTAAATATGTTGAATGAATTAACCATGAAATTACAATTAAAACCCTACGTTATAATATTGGATTTTTAATGTAAATAATATTCATTTTCTATTTAATTAATCCTCTCCCTCAGATTCATCTGTTTCTTCCTCTTCTACTTCGGGTTCTGGTGTTATAGGATCGTTGATAGTTAAGGTTACAGTAACTGGGGTTATTTTTTTATCAATTTGGGATTGGATACTTGATTCTATACTAGAAACCTGCTCTTCACCCATAGCTGATTTTGTCCAAGCTATTATATCTTCATGTGATAATTCGTTGAATGGAGTAAAATCAGTTATATTACTAGTGTCTAATGTTTGTGTTCCAATACTTCCAGCACTATACGAATTACCCTGTTCGTCTACTTGGTCGGATACACCATCTACTCTCCAATGTACATTATATACTACGTTTGATTCGTTGTTTTGTTCTGTGTGACAATCCACTGTTCTACAATTCCAGTTGTAAGTTGTCATAATTTTATTTTTAATTTTTTATTTGTTATAAATATATATCTACCTATTTAATCACATAAAATGCGAATGTTATTATTATTGGGATAGCGCTTGCTATAAAATCCCACCACTCTGGGTGGCCTTTCCCCCAATACCAATCGTGCAAAACCTCCTTTAGTCCAACGATAACTATTCCAGCTATTGTTCCAATTAAGAAGTAAATGTTAGTATTAAAAAGTATGTCGATAGCTACCCCTAGAATTTGTAAAGGGTAGCCTACAAACATTCCTAGTAATACGTGATCTTTTTTATCTTTTGGTATTGAGTCTATTATTTTCTTTATCATGTTTTTTATGGAAATTGAATTACTGTTAAAGTTATTGTTTGAATATTGTTGTTGTTTGATGTGTCAACATTATCTACCGTAGCACTTACGAGTTCCATCTTATAAGTTACAGTTGAGCTACTACCACCAGATGCGAAAAATGGAGGGTATTGGTTAGTGGTAAAGGTAGAAGTAATATTTGGGGTTTGATAACCGGTGCTCCTATTCACACCTCCATAAGTAACTGTTGGTTTTCCACCAGTATAACTAACATAAGTCCAATTGTATGTAATATTTTGAGAAGTTGTGCTTTCATTGTTTACATCCACATGAGTTGTACCACTTGATAAGTATAGATCATTTACTGACCCACAATTACCCCAGCTAGGTGAATTACCACTAGTTAAGGCTGAATTTGTTTTAAAGTCTGTTGGTTCTGAAGTAATATTTGTAACGCACCAATCTGTTAAGTTTTGGTTGAAAACTGTTGCTCCATAAAACATTTCAATCATGTTAGTGACACTACTCACATCCCAATCTCCAATATCTTGGTTAAAGGTTATTGCATCTTCAAACATACTATTCATATTAGTCACACTACTCACATCCCAAGAACCTATATTTTGATTAAAATCATCTGCTTCCGTAAACATTCCATCCATATAAGTTACACTGCTCACATCCCAAGAACCAATATATTGGTTGAAATCTCTGGCCTTAAGGAACATGTTAGTCATATTAGTAACATTACCTACATCCCAAGAATTTAATGGTTGGTTGAAATTTGCGCAATCCTGAAGAATACCCTGCATATTACTAACACTACTTACATTCCAAGCATCAATATCTTGGTTAAAAGCAGTCTTCCTAAACATTTGATACATATCAACCACACCACTCACATCCCAAGAACTTATATCTTGATTGAAAAATGTTGCTGCTGAGAACATACTTCTCATATCAGTCACATTACTTACATCCCAACCATCAATGTCTTGGTTAAAATCTGATGCATTTTGAAACATTGAACTCATTTCAATAACATTACTCGTATCCCAAGAACCTATATCTTGATTAAAATCTCCTGCTCCCTTAAACATACCAAACATATCAGTAGCACTACCCACATCCCAACTAGTAATATTACCATTGAAATTATCTGCATCATTAAACATATATCTCATATCAGTGACATTACTCACATCCCAAGAATTTAAATTTTTATTAAAAGCTGTTGCACCAGCAAACATGTTCTCCATAGTAGTACCCCCACTAGTATCCCATCCACTAATATCAGCATTAAAAGTTGTTTTTGATAAAAAAGCATCACTAAAATCTGTTACTCTACTCACATCCCAGTTTGGCATAGTACCAAAAGGTGTTACGTCGTAAAGACCTGTAACAGGCTCTTGTGCTAAACAAGTAGCTACAACTGAAGCAAAGTTAGCATCTGTTATAAATAACCCCCCATAATTTCTAAACTCAAGTAAACTTGTAGCTGGGGGAGTATAGTAAGAAGGAGAGAATTGGTTACTAACTGAATCGTTTACACAGTCTTGTAAATCATCTGTAGTTGGATTTATTTCATCCACCACGTCTTGCAAACTAAATGTTGTTGTATTTGGTACTCCCATATTTTTCTAGTTTTTCTAACCTAGCTTCTAATTCAGCTATTTTAGCAATTAGTAAATCTATATAAGCAACAGACTTGAATCCTTGGTTGTTTTCTCTTACAAACTCAGGGTTGGTTTTTTCTAGCTCTTGCGCTATAACACCGTATCTCTTCTGTCCTTTTTCTGTTTTTAGTTCAAAAGTTTTCCAATCTACTTTAACTCTATTATCACATACTTGTTCAATATTTTCTTTTAATCTTTCATCAGAAGATAATATGAAGTTTGTAGCTGTAACGGTATTACTGAAAGTGGTTGCACCAGTTCCGCCCATCCACATCCTAGTAGCGTGGCCGCCTCCGTTACCTAATCTAATAGCAAATCCACTATGACCATTATCTCTTCCTTGAATCACTGTTGCTCCGTACTTTCTAAATGGATCCTCTGTACCTGAACTCGGGTTAGTTGTGTATATAAAAGTATGATTTGCTAAAGCGTTTGCTTGCCCTTCTGTAACATAGCTTCTAATACCTATATCCCTCCAGGTTTGATCATCGGTTGCTGATATTCTAATTCCATTGTTAGTACCAGATATTATGTCTAATTGCTGCGTAGGCAAGTTTGCTGTGTTTATACCAACATAGCCGCCATAAGGGTTTAGCACTATTGGTCTACCAGTTGTAGCTGCGTTATTAAGTCCTTGTATATACTGTTGACTATTTAAACCAGTAGCAAAATTAAGCTTACTGTCATAATTACTAGAAGACTTAACGCTAAGACCAGCTCTAGTTGAAACGTCACCTCTACTTACAGCGTAACTGGAAACATTTCTAAAAGAAGTAAGTCTAGCATCTGGGGTAGTTGTTCCGATACCTACGTTACCGTCGCCTTCTAAAGTCATAATAGTAGGTGCTTCAGCTACACCCGCCCAATTATAACCACCTGCTGTTTGCCCTCTTACTTTAAACTTTAATTTAGTTAATAAAGTAGTATCGTCTGTTCCCTCTGCTCCAATCCAAGCGTGTCTTCCGTGACCTGATCCATTAGCTTTACCTACTAATTCCAAAGCAGCTGCTCCTGTAATTACACCAGCAGTGCTTGAATTAGCGTTTATTTGAGAATATGCAAGTTGATCTGCCACTGAGCTTGAGAAGTTGGTTAATTGTTCGTCTGCAGATATTAATTGTAATTTTACTCCAGGACTATTAGTTCCTATACCAACGTTACCTGCACCTAAAACCGTTATTCTATCAGAACCTCCAGTTGATATAGCTAAATCGTTAGATGAATTAGCTCTTCTGAGCTGAGGGTTATTACCCGTAACACTTGATGTTCCTCCTAATTGTAAAGATCCATTATCAATTTGAGCTATTCCATTAACGTGAAGCGGTCTTGTAGGGTTTGCTTTATTAATACCAACCTCTTCATTACCGTTTATTGTTATAGCTACAGCGTTACTAGCATCCTGTATACCTGAGTTCCCAATGATTCCGTTTGGACCATCAGTAAATTTGGTTAATCTACTTGTTGTACCAGTCCCAGTAACTGTTCCACCTCCACCTGGTATATCACCACCTAATACCTTAACAACATTACCTGAAGCATCTGTACCTAATATGTAAGTTGGAGTACCTGTATTATTTGTGGAATCATAACTATCTAAAGTAAGTACACCCGCATTAGTTAAATTCATTACTCTTCCTTCTGTCCCTGCGTTCCACTCAAAAACTCCATTAGCAGAAGGTGGTATGTTCCACCCTATAGAATTTGCGTTAGGCTGTCCAATTCCTACGTCATTCATTACGCCTCCAAAATCATTGAATTTTATTCTAAAAAAGTTTTCTGAAGAAGGATCTCCATATACAGTTTTTCCAAAATGTAAAGGAGCACTAGGACTAGTCGTTCCTATACCTACGTTGCCAGGAATAATAACTTTACCGTCCTGAGTTATATTCATTCTCTCAGTAAGAACTCCTGTGCTATTAAAATTCGTTTTAAAACTTAATCCACCTCCTGCG